CTGCTACCCGCACCAGCACATCCCTTAACTCTCTTTTGGGCTTTCCTCGACCACCTCAAAGGTTTCAAACTCATTGGTAACCCAGGCTTGCTGGCTTGGCATCTTTGTATGCCCTTGGGCCTTGGCGGCCTTGTAAAGCATGCAAGTAATGACATCTAATGAACCTTGGCTCATTTTTTCAGCAGCCTGGCTGACTGTGTAACCGAGTTCGCGTTCGATCTCGATCCACAGCCAAGCCGACTCATCGCTCACTATGTAGTTGTTGCCCTGTTTTGTTGTAACTGTGTATTCCATAATGGTTGCCCTGTTCTATTCGTTAAGTGCGGGTTACTGCGCCATCCTCAACAACGAAGCTGAGGCTGGTGGTCAATACGTCAGTGGCCGCGCCACCAACGGTTGGAAATACTGGAAATACTTTGCCAGCAAATGTGTCGCCGTTTACATCGAATGTAAATGTAAGGGCGGTATCTGGCGCAGCCAAAGCCGCATCCCATAGTGCGCTGATAATTCCAGCGGATGATGTGTCGTCAAGGTATAGTTCCACGTTTAGCGTAGCGGTTTTGTCTACTGTCTTGTATGCGCGACCTGCTAAAACTTCTAACACCTGCTGGTTGTTTTCCATTTCAAGTGTGACTGTTGATGCCTGATCTGCGTATGACACCGAGTTGATTGTCAGTGTCAATGACCGACCAGTTATGTATGTTGCTGGCATGACTTGCCTTTCCTAGTTGGTTGTGACCATCTCGATGTTGAGTTGGCTGATAAGCATATCGGCGTTTCCGATTTGCTGAACTGTTGGTTGTGACCATCCACCCAATAACGAGATGTTGTTGGCTAGTAGGTCGGTTACTGAAAAGATTAAGGTCTCTAGATTTTTCAAGGCTGCTTGATTGTCAGCTGCGTTGACAATTACTGTGATGTCAAAGCGCACATTGCAGCGAGCACCACCAATGGCACTAACTGTGATGTATGGCGATCCCGGCACAAGCACAATGGCAGGTGGCGTGATGTTTTCATTTGGGTATGAGTAAACAACCCGACCAGCAGCTGCAAGAGTTGCGGCAAGGTTAGCCCGGTATGTTGCTAGATCAGCCAAGGTAGCCTCGGGTGTCTAGGTGCTTGCCAAGTAGTCCTGAAACTCTAGTAAGCATAGAACGCCCTAGGCGGTACGGTGCAGGACTTTGAAAGTCCACACCTTGCTGGCCAAGGGTTCCTGTACGAGTGATCCAGATGTCGCATGCAACCGCCATAGCGGCCTCCCGGACCTCTGGTGTCGTATCATACAAAGCGGCTTGGCTGGTTAATACGGCTCGGCCACTTGGAATAATTTGTTTTTGAATTAGGTCTGCATTAGTAATTGCAGCTGTGAAATACGGGACTTCGTAAGCATCATAGCCAGACTCTAAGACTGTGCGAGATCCATCAAATGGTGCGCCACACTTAGATACAGTTAAGGCTTGGCCAGTTACAAATGTGTTTTCAAAACAATAAAAGGTCGCAACATTGTCTTTTAATTTAACTGATTTGATTGCGACATCATCAAAGATCAAATAAGACAAGATTATGTTTTCGGCAGAATCGGCAACGGCTTGAACGATTGCATCAGCATAAATGTCGCCAATACCTAATACTGCTTTGAGTTCACTCAAAGTGATCAGTGCCATTGTCTTTTCCTAACTTGTAAGTGTGTGGGGGGCACAGGGCCGCACCCCCCACACTTCTAACTTGGGGTTCTAGCTCTGTTGGTAAACGCGAACGCCCAAAGGCTTCTTAACTGCGATTGCGCCGTAACCGTAGATTGCAACTTCAATTTGGCCTGAACCAATGACGTTGACCTGTACCTGACGGGTTGGGGATTCGTACCAAGTAGCAGCTTCTGGTGCAACAAGGATCATACCCTCATCGCCACCTGTACCAATGTGTGGATCTACATATAGGTTTGTACCTAATACAGTTCCTACGATGCTTGTTGGGCCTACGTTGCCTGCAGCGTTTTGTGGTGCTGCGGCATTGTAAAGTGGACGATCTGCATCGTCTTGGTAACCCATGATTGCAGCCCAGTTTGTGGTGTTAGCAACCAAGTTACGAGCAAAGTTTCCTGAACCTGCATATGCAGCAGCTGCTTCAGTTGAGATAAATGACTGCAAACCACTTGCTGAACCTGCAACTGCTGTTGCATCAGTTCCGCCAGATAGCAATGCGCTTACAACTGCAAGATCAGTTGCCTTTGCGTAAGCAGCTGACATTTCCCGTAGCAATTCTTCTAGGAATGCTGGGGCTGAACGGTCAATAAGTTCCCATGACACGATCGATGCGCCAGCGAACTTGTTAACATTCACAGTTAGGAAATCCGAGGTCATCGGAGTACCAACTGGGCTGCCTTCCTCATTAACGTCAGCAACAGTTGGTGCTTGTGTCAATTTTGGAATGGTGAAGCTCATGCCTGATGCTGGCAATGCGCCACTGGAAATTGCATCAATAGTTGGGCGACCAACGATTGTTGTTGAAATGAATTCGTTTAAGTGCGGTGCAAGTGTTAGACCAGTGTTAGTGGTTGTTGACTCGTCAGCTGCACGAACGTATGAACGTGATTCATCGTTACCCATAGCAGCCTTGATGCTGTGCTCTAGGTAGGATGATCCATTCACGATTGGTGAACGCGGCTTGGTGTAAGCCACTGGTGCGGCAGCCTGAACAACCGCGCTGGCGGTTACTTCATCGGCCGCTGGGGCGGTGTTTTCGGTTTCCACAATGTTCTCCTGTGGTTGTTCCTCGGCGGCTTGTTCCGCTTCGGGAGTTTCTGGGTTTTCCTCGGTTTCAGTAGCTGCTACCTGAGAAATCTGTGCATCCTTGAATGCTGGGTTTGTTACATGGGCTACGGCTTCGAGATTTGCTGCACTCACTACCATCACGCCTTTCTCTATTGTGTATTCATTGACGCTGGCTTCAATGCTAAATGCCGGGCGCAATCCCTCGGATGCTTCAACCAGTGCATCATTACCTGCACTTGTTGGCGCAATTTTGAATGCCATAGAAATACCTGCTGGTGTAACTTGCTCACTACCTGCAATACCACGACCCAATGGGCGAGTGCGGTCATGTTCCATGTTCAAAATGATTTGGCTGGCATCTATTTCACCAAACGCGCCAAACTCAAAACGTACTGGACCAGCTGATGTATTTCCGCTAGGTCCAAACGGTACTACCATTCCAGAGATAGTTCTGGTGACTGTATCAGCTGCCAGAATCTGGCCCTCAAAATTAAGTTGCATTTGCTTCATTTCCTCTCGGTGCAAGATCCATTTCCTCACGCGCTTCATCAACACTGATTAGTCCGGCATCTAGCATTTTGGTTAGCACTTCAATTTGCTCTAGTGGGTTTCCGCGTAGGTAATCATCTAGATCAAATTTAACAATCTGGCCTCTTGGAGTAATGTCATTCATGGTCAATCGCTCAGAAATACAAGCCATGTAAGGTTTGAGGCTAAAGTCAACAAGGCTTCGGCGTTCTGCACTTACATTGGAGTAAGTTGCGCTTGCGCTTTCGGCGTTTAGATACCAAGCAGGTATGTTGCAAAGTCTGGCAATTTCACTAGCGGTATTTAGGCGCGAGCTGCTAAGTTCCATTTGCTGGGCATCGTAACCAAAGGTTGTAACATCCAATGGCCCTGAAAGGTAAGCGGTTGAGCGTTGCGCCCGGGCTGATTTCCATGATGCTAATAGGCTTGACACCTGCTCTGGCGGTAAATCAACGCCAGTATTCTTAATAACCATCGTTGGATTAGGTTCTTGTGCCATACGGTTGACGGCCTTTTCAAGTTCCAATGCAGTTAGGATTGTGCGTCCGCCGCGTGAGAGTAAGCCCTCGTCAATACCGCTAAACATAATTAATGACCCAACGCCATAAATTGGGCAAAGGTTTCCATCTAAGTAAAAGCCATTGACAATTTCATCAGTCATTGTGTCAGTTGTGAAAGTAACCCGAGTTGGATCAATTCGGCGAGCCTGTGTTGGTCGGTTATCCTCTGGATCAACTGCAAGCACTAACCAGAACGCATGTCCCCTAAACAGAATGTCCTCTACGGTCCAAATCATCGTCACAATTCGTGGCAATGCTGGATCAGGCTGGCGCAAGATTGTGCGACCCTCTACCTTTGCGCCTGTGATTTCGTTGTAAGAATGTAAACCAAGTTCGCCAATAGTTCCAGCAATAATGTTTCGGGCTCGTGCCACAGCTGGGACTTGCATAGCATCGGATCGGCCAACTCTTATTAGATTTAAGGGTGACCATGCATCTTGGTAATACGGCACATGGATGTTGGCTGGGCTTGCGGCTCTGGCAGTTACATTTTCAACATTTGTGCCCAGCAAGAAATCAATAAATCCCATACTGCATTATCTCATAAATGTGTGACATTCAAGCATCTGGTGCGCGTGTCGAGATGTGTGGGTCAGTGATAGGAGTGACTGACCCACACTCTCAAGGTACTGCCAAGTAGACCTTAAGAACTTATGATACTCACAGTCTGTTGTGGCGCACAAGCATGACCTGCCGCCATGACTAAAGCCACTGCAGCTGTGATTGGTACTTGCGCTGCTCTACGGGCAATACGCCATCCGCCATCACTTGCTGGCCGTCTAGCGCATGAGACTAAATGACTGTGTAATGTCTCTTGTCCGGGATGAATGAATTTGCCAGACTGCATTGCATTGAGTGTTTGATCGCAACTAATAGCAAAGCCAGCCGATGCCCAAGGTGTTGGCTCGGTTGCTATGCCAGCCTGTGCAAGTCTTGGTGCAATGTACCCGGCAGTGTTTGGATCATAGGCAAATTTTCTAGGTCTGTATCTACGAGCTAGTTGAGCCAGTTCACCAGTTAATTCAAGGTCGTTGATACCGCCCTCACGTTTCCATTCATGTAGAAATACGGCAAGGCCCTCTGGTCGCTCTTGAATAGTAACTAAACATGCCATCTCTCTATTGAAGTTAAGATCTATGGCCATCCATGTAGGTAGTTCATCCTCAAGGCTTATTTCTTGTTCGCCAGCATTCCACATGTCCATTGGCCATGGTGAATCAATAGCATCAACCCACATACATAAGGTTTCAGTTTTGAAAGCATCCTTTGTATCAAAGATTGATGCATCCTTGATGTTTTCTTTCGTAATTGTGTAACCCATTGCAGGGTTAGCCATTGCCCATGCCTTTTCATCATTTACATCAGACCCAGCAGGTGCGCTGTATTCGTAGTAGCCCATACGGCTTGATTCAAACGTCAAGGCTCTACGCCTTTGCTCATTTAGGACATTGCTATTTAAGTCGCCAGCGTTGGATGTCCAAAACACTTGAGCATTAGGTCTGGCTCTGGTAATCGGAGTCACAGCTGCCCAAGTTGCCTCATCAATCTCTCGCAACTCATCTACATAAAGTAAGTCGGCGGTACTACCGCGTGGCCCCTCGCTGGTCGCAGCTCTAATAGCGTACTTTCTAAGTCTTTCGCATTTACCACCACAAGACTTGGGATAGTGATGGCAATAAACCTCAATCTCCTCTTGACCGTTAGTCCGGGATACACGTTTAATGCGCTTACGCATCCAGTCAAGGCTTTCGGCCATGTCTACGGTTTGTTTGAAAGTATCCAGTGAAAGTTGGCGTGTCTGTGACATGGCAATGATGCTTTTCTCTCCAAAGATAAATAAGCCAGCCAACATACGCATACGCATCATGTGGGTCTTGCCATTCTGGCGAGCCACTAACACACCTACTTGGGATCTTGCCCATGTGCCGTCAGGGTTTACCTTTAAGGCATCATCTAAGACATGCTGTTGCCAAGGCAGTAAAGGTACACCTAACTCATCAGCCAGTTGGCTTACTAGCGGTCCTGCGCTGGGCAGTTTTAGCTGGGGGCTTTGGATTCTTGGTCTTGACAAGCCGTAGGAAATCTCCGACATAGGCTGTTCCATCATGTTCCTCTTGTTTACTGGCAGTACGAGTCTCCACCGTCAAGTGGAGTTGTTGCAACACAGTTAGAAACTTACCAGATAGGGCCGTTATGTCTTTAAGATCCGCGCCTATGTCAAAGGCCGTATCTAGTGCCTTGGCCATGCGCCGGGCGAGGTGTACGGCAGCTGCATCAGTTGGAGAGATCCAATTCGAAGCTGACAAAGCCGATTCCAAGTATAGGTAGATAGTGTCTGGAATCTCTTTGGAAACAATAGTTTTCTTTTCGGTCATGACTTAGGCCTTTCGGTTGTTGGTGGGTCAGTTCTGGTCATTAGGGGAGAGATTCCTGC